GGAGTATGGAGTTCTAATGTTGACATCAATGGTGATCAAGAGATAGAAGCTGACTTCTATGGTGGTTATAGTATGGCAAAGGGAAACTTCGGACTAGACTTAGGTTATATTAGCTATAAGTATAGTGGTGAAGGAGATAATGACTTCAATGAGAAGTATGTAAGTATGAGTTATAGTTTGATAACAATAGGTAAAGCTATGGGTGTCGGAGACGCTTTAGACTATGAATTTGTAGATTTAACTTTACCTTTCGGTAACTTTGCTGATATTACTTTACACTATGGAGATTATGAAACTGTTATCGATAAGAGTATTTCAATAGACTATTCGTTATCAGACAGCATGACTCTTGGAGTAATGATTATGGACAATGTAAGAGATGATGGTGTATCATTTGGCGACGCTGTTTCATTACACTTTACAGCTAACTTATAGGATAGAATTATGGCTGGGAGATTATTCGACAAACTTGAACAAGAAGCTTTTAGAGCAGGTATAGCCGCTCGAACACAAGCTTCTATGGATTGGTTTCAAGACCGAGTAAGTAATGTCAATGTCTCCCGTGCCGGTTTACTTAAAGACGGTCCTACAAGAGCTCGACAAGTTTATGGTAGTATGTACAACTTCCAATATGATCCAAAAACAAAACAGACATTACCTTATTACGATAGATTCCCACTAGTCATACCTGTACAACCTGCTAAGAAAGGTTTTCATGGTATGAATTTACATTATATAGCTCCAAATATTAGAGCTCAGTTCTTAGATTCGTTAATGGATATAACAAATAACGATAAATATGATAGAAGCACAAAATTTAAATTAACTTATCAAATATTAAAGAGAGCGACACAATATAGATTTTTTAAACCATGTTTTAAACATTATCTATCAGAACATATTCAATCTAAATTATTATTGATTGAACCTCAAGATTGGGAAATAGCTATATTCTTACCAACTGAGTCATTTAGAAAAGTTAGTAAAAATAGTGTTTGGAAAGAAAGTAGGAGTAAATTTTAATGAATATCAATAGATTTATGGCAGCTCATGTCGATCAGATGACTCGTCAAAATAAATTTGAAGTTGAGATATTCGGTCCAGCAGGTATTAGAAGTAGAGGACTTAGATGTACCAACATAAACATACCAGGTAAGCAAATAGTCTTTGCAGAGATGTCTGAGTATGGTGGTGGACCTATGAGAAAACACCCAAACAAAGTTGACTATGGTGGTGGTATTGTTACTATGACATTTATGTGCGACCACACTTTTGAAGATAAACAAACATTTGAATTATGGCAACAATATATTCATGATGAAGGATATGGTTTTCAATACCAAGATGACTATACAGGTTCAATAAAAATAAGACAAATGGGTCAAGATAATCTATCTGTATATGAAGTAGAATTACACGAAGCATTTCCACAGAACATTCAAGAACAAACATTAGATGCATCAGCATCAGACATACAAACATTTACAGTTTCAGTAGCATTTAGATCATGGTCATCATCATTTGAAAATTCACCTGGTGGTTTACTTGGTGGTCTATTTAATAAGTTTAAAAGAAAAATTAAAAGCAAAGTTAAAACAAAAGTTCAAGATAAACTATTTGGAAGACTATAAATATACATTATTATTGAGGAATAAATTATGGCATTACCTAAACTTGAGGCAGTTCGATATACTACAGAACTACCTATTACAAAAAAGAAAGCAGACTTTAGACCATTTCTGGTCAAAGAACAAAAAGTATTGTTATCAGCTTTAGAAGGTGAAGATGATAAAACAATACAAAGTTCAATGTTCGATTTAATCAAAGCATGTGTTTACAATGAGGATGAAATAAAATTAGATTATTTACCATTAACAGATGTGGAGTGGTTATTCGTACAAATTAGAATTAAATCAGCTGGTGAAACAGCAGACCTACTATTAGGTTGTGATTGTGGGACAGAAACTAAAACTCCTGTTCAAGTTGATTTAAGAAATTTAACAATTCATGAAGGCAGTAAAGAATCAACTATAGAACTTACAGAAAATATAGGAATAAATTTATCATATCCTAATATATTATCACTTCAAAACAGTACGGATGATATAAATAGTAATGATATATTTAATATGTTATCAGCATGTGTTGAATCGATATATGATGGTGATGAAGTTCACACTAGAGAAGATTTTGAACAAAAAGAATTAATGGAGTTTATGGATTCATTATCTACAGATCAGTTTGAAAGAGTTCAAGGATTCTTTGAAGACATGCCTAGACTTGTTAATAAAATATCTTATGAATGTAGTGAATGTGGTAAAACACAAGATAGAGAGTTACAGGGTATTTCGGATTTTTTCGGATAAGCCTCTCTCACGAAAGTTTGTATAATTATATGCAAACAAACTTCGCGATGATGCAGTATCACAATTATAGTTTAACTGAACTAGAAAATATGATACCATGGGAGAGAGAGGTCTATGTTACATTATTAATGAAACATCTTGAGGAAGAAGAAAGAAAGATGAAACAAAGACAATAAGAGGTAAAGAACAATGGCAGATAGAGATGAGTTTCGAGGTGATATGTCCAGAAATGAGGTTGAGATCGACCTTAATAAATTTATGGAGATGGTTACTGAGAACAATGAACTCAAACAAAAAATATGGGAACTTGAACATGATGATAAAAAGAACCCATGGCAAAAAGTTATCTTTTTAGCAAAAGCAGTTGACGCTTGGAGAATATGGCCAAGAGCATTTTTAAGTGTTTACATATTCTTAATTTACTATGTAGTGATGTGGTTCTTAGATTTACAAGAACCTTCTATCGAACAGTCAGGACTTATTAGTATTCTAGTAGGTGCTGGTGCTGCATGGTTTGGTTTATATGTTAATAGTGCAGCTAAAGAACACGATTCAGATAACAAGAAGTAAGTAAACAATGGCAGACGAACCTATAGACAAATCTATTAACGAAAGTAATAAGAAAGTTACTGACAGTAACGAAAAGGTTGCTGCCAGTAACGAAAAGGTCTCTCAAAGTATTGACAATAGTGCTAAAAGTAATAAACTAGTTGGTGATAATTTAGCTAAAAAATCTACGACAGTTGAAGAAAAAAAGAAAAAGACAGCTGATGAATCTAAAAAATCTACGGATATTTCTCCGGGATTAAATAGTATTACTGCTAAGCTTGGTCAAGTAATTGATAATGCTAAAGATAATACTCAATCATTATCAGAAAGACTTACCGAAGGGTTTAAAAATTCATACGAAAGTTTACAAAAGAATGCTAATATATTAAGTAACACTAAAGATGCTTTCAGTAATGATATTGGTAAACTTGGTATAGCTTTTGCACCGTTAACAGCAATACCTGGTGTTGAAACATTAATGACACTTGTAAAAGGTCTTTTGTCTAAATTATTACTTACAACTATAAACGCTTTTAGATTTCAAAAAAAAGAAGCAGCCAAAAAGAAAGGATCAGATAGATTAAAAGCATTACAAGGTGGTGGTGCTGATGCACCTGACATTGATGCACCTGATTTACCAGATAAGAAAGGTATATTTAAATTATTCTTTGGTGGTCTAGCTGTCGCATTATCAGTTTTCTTTAAAGGATTCCTCGCCGGATTCAAACAAGGACTTGCAAAAACATTATCATTCTTTGGTATTAACAGATGGACTAAATCTTTAAAAGCAGGAGCTTTGAAAAACTTACAACAAATGGGTGGTAAGATTACAGCTTTTGGTAATAAAGTTAGAAAGTTTTTTGCTCCATTAGGTAAAGTAAGTAAAGTATTTCAACCCGTAATTAAAGTAATTACAGGCATACTATCTAAAATAGGTATGTTTGGTAAAATACTTGGTAAGATATTCTGGCCAATCAATGTAATTATTGGTGCAATAATGGGTTTAAAAGGAGCAGTACAAGGTTTTCAAAGATATACCGGTGAAGGACTCGCTGCTCAAATACTTGGAGGTATTACAGGATTCCTTGGTGGTGTTACATCATACCTAATTGGTTGGCCTTTAGACTTACTTAAATCAGCTGTAACTTGGATTGGTGATAAGTTGGGATTCGATATGTCAGCACTTGAAGAATTCTCTTTTCAAGATATGTTTAAAGATTTATACAACTTCCTTGGTGACAATATAATTGATACATTTAATTATATTAAAGACTTATGGGCCAACATAGACTTGGGAGAATACTTGAGTGGTTTATTATCACAAGCTATGAATAAATTAAAAACAATCTTTATGAAAGTTATGGCATTCCCTAAAGCTATTGCAAAGGGATCCGCTGCAGCAGTTGGAGCTTTATTACCAGGTGGTGAATCACCAAGAGAAGCTTTCAATAGAGCATTCAATGAATCTATGGCTGGTTCTGAAGCTAGAATTAAAGCAGAAGTACTAAAAGGTCAAGAACTACAAGCACAAATGGATAAAACTACAGAAGCTGCAAGAGATGTTGAGTATGGTGGTAAAGATAGAGATGCTCAAACTGTTAATAATGTCGTACAAACGAATAATCAATCTGTTTCTAATACTAAAAAATCAGCACCTTCAAAACAAAGAGTATCAGACGAATTTGGTCATAGATTAGCCTTAGCTCAATAGGTGAAAAAACTAGCCCCGCTTCCCGCTGTTAATTCCGATATCTCCTGCCGCTTCAGATATCTTTCCTCATTGATTGTCAAGATTCCCCAATCTTAACCGTCCCGTCTTTCTTAGATCACTTGAAAGACTCATGACCTGACACGAAGGTCACTTCCCATATTCCTGAATTAGGTTATAGTATTTATAACTCTATTACTGGTCATTAGCAAGTTTTTCAAAATAACTCATAGTAGAATCACCTGAGTCTGTTGAATTACTTACTGGTGCTGGTGTATCAGCCCACGGTGTATCATCAGCTGTTGCTGTTTGGCCAACTGAGTTATCATCTGATATTGACTCAGCTGTTGCTGTTGATACTTCTGTACCTGACAATCCTAAAGCTCTGTCTAACTGAACTTTTAATTCATCATAAGATTTAAATTGGTCAGGTGCAATAATCTCTGCTAGAGAATGTTGCTTATTGTAGATACCTTCTAAAACAGAATCATCTTCTGAGATAGGAGCTGGAGCTGAGAACTCTGATTTATCATAGTTCCAATATCCATCTACTTTTCTAACTTTAAGTTTAAAGTCAGCACCTTCCCACATATCAAATGGATTGACGGGTTTCTCGTCCTCGAACTGAGGTTGCATTACATCTTTGACTTTCTCAAAGATTTTTTTACCGAAACGATAAAGCATAACTTTACCTTCGTTCTCAGGATGAGTTGGATCAGAAACAACAAGAACATTACTCACATAGTGTAATCTTCTTTTTTGTTTTCGTGCTTGATCCTTTTGAGCTTCATCACCACTGTTCCATAGTTGAGTATTGTACTCACTTATCGGACAATTTTGATTAAGTGTTGTTAAAGATTTCTCTATTAACCAACCACCTGGTCCTTGAAAACCATGGTCCCAATATTGGACCCATGGAAGTTCTTCACCATTAGCTGCTGGTAAGAAACGAAGTACTGCATAACCATTACCAGATTTATCTAGTTCAGGTTTCCAATACCTATCGTCACCATAGGATTTCTTTTCTGAGGTCTCTGATTCCAGAGCAGTTTGAAGTTTGTCGAATCCGCCTCGACTGCGTTTTAATTCATTAAATGACATTTTATCTCCTTGTATTTAATTGTATTATTATATTTTATTTTATCCACTTACGCATTATGTAAAACTATTATGTAATAAAGGTTTTTTATTTCCTTCATAGTATATAGTATAATTGACATCTTCAAAACTGTCAATCACTTTCTTTATCTGTACTTCTTGAGAACCTAGTAGTGAGTTAGGATCACTTGTACCAACCCTTAAGCGAGAAGTTT